GCTTGTCATATAGTTCGGAGCGTAAAGTTCACTGATCGCCATCTGACGAACGCCATCCCACCACGCTTCGGCCCCGCCCGGCCAACGGTCAATAGAAAGCCGCCACGTCTGCTGCAACATGGCGACGCCGTAGGTCTGTTCGATCTGCTGGCGCGCGTCGGTGATATAGTCCAGCGCCTCCGGGAACTCCGCTTCGTCCGTTCGCAGGTGCGCCCATAGTTCTTCAATGGTTACCGGCTCAACCGTGGGGCCGGTAACGAGAACGGAGCCGCGCTGCTGGTAAAGCGGAATAGCCGGGCGAAGCGTCATTCTGAAACCTTTCTAGGGCGTCCGCGCGGGCGCTTCTGAGCCTCGGCGGTTTCTTCCTTATACTCCAAGGAAGCCGCGATTTCATCAACTCGCCGCGCCATTCCTGCGGCAACAGCCTCTTCGGCCAAACGCCCCTCTACGATTTCGCCCGCCTTAAACGTCAAAACCGTGTGGCCCTCGGGCGCAATACGAAACCCCTGTGGGGCGATAATCTCCGCTCGCATTTAACTTGCTCCGAAAAGTGAAGGGGCGGGACAAGCCCGCCCCAGCTTTGTCTTATTAGGTGGCAGCAACCGCCGAGCCCACAAGCGTCGTCTTGGCGCGGTGCGGGACGTTAAGAACCGCATACACCTTGACTGTCGCATCCGTCGCCAGCGTGCCGACGCCGTTCATGCGAACGTAACGCTTATTGCCCTTGTACCCGATGCCGCCGATGAGCTTGTTATCGTCGGTGTCGGAAGTGACAGAAAGGGCGATGGTGCCGTTAACCGAGTCAGCCGCCGTGATCGCCGCAGCGTCAGAAGCCGCAGTGGTGTCACTGTGCTGGGCGGTGAACGTGAAGCCAGCCGCAGCGCCCGCATCCGTCACGGTGTCCGTGGCAAGGAGAAGCGTGCAAGCGTCAAAGCCCCGAGTATCAACCCAAGACGTAGCGCCCGGCGTGGTGCCGGAAAGCGTGACGGTCCCGATCAGAACCACCTGCTTGTTAGAAATCATATCGCGCATTTTAGTCTCCTACTATCTACGAGCCGCAGCCCGTTTCAGTGGAAAGGGGCGGCGCTATTGCCGCCCCTCATGCTTTTATTAGGTGTTGAAGCGAACCAGCTTGATCGCCTCGAAGTTCACCACGTCGCCGCCGACGCGCTTAGTGGTGTAGAACTCCACATAGGGCTTGGAGCTATAGGGGTCACGCAGCGTGCGGATGCCGAGGCGGTCCACAATTTGATAGGCCTCGCGCATGTCGCCAACCGCGATAGAAAGCGACGAAGCAGCCGGGTCAGGCATATCCTCGAAGGACGCGACCGGATAGCCGAGCAGCGAAGCAGGCTGACCAGCGGCAATGCCTGGCGACCAAAGGTAGGCGCCGTCCGTATCCTTGAGCTTACGCACAGCCGTCATCGTGGCGCGGTTCATGAACCACGTCGCGTTGGCGCGATACTGAGCCTTGAGGCCATACAAGGCGTTGATGAGAACATCGCCGCCGTTCGGAGCCGCCGCAAAGCCGCCAGAAACGCCCGTGGGGAACTGTTCGATGGTGCCGGGCAACGTGGTGCCGGAACCATAGGTCAGGAAACCACGCGGCTTGCCCACGCCGTTACCGACCACGAACGCATTGGCCTCGTCACGGGCAAACTTCTCGGACACCTTGGAGGCGAGCCACGCTTCCATGTTGATCGAAGCATCATCGAGGAGCTTCTGCGTCGCCTTCGGCTTCGCGTAAAGCTCGTGAACGGGGATGCGCCACTTGCCGAGCTGGGGCGTGTTCGTCTCGGAACGCGCTTCCGTCTCGCCAACCCAACCGGAGGAGGCTTCCTCAAGGTCGAACAGACCTTCAAGAGCGTCAGACGAGATCACCTGAATGGACGCATACGCGCGCATGGGCGAGGTCTCGAAGACCTTCATGACGATGCGGCCCGAAAGATCGGGGTTCACCACATAGCCGCCGTCCGGGTCGGTGCCGACCGAGAGCGCCTTGCGCTCGTCAACGCCCATGACTTCTTCGCCCTTGCGGAGGAAGCGGTCGAAGGCGGCCTTGTAGGCGTCCATGCCAGCAGCGTCAAAAGACGGAACAGCCTCGCCACGGCGACGGGCGAGCATACCGGCCCATTCGGCGGCCTTGGCGTCAAGGTCAACGCGATCGCCCTTCTCGTCGGTCACGAGGCGGCCCTGACGCTTGGCAGCGAGAGCGGCTTCGTCCGCAACCTTCTGGGCTCGGTCGAGATCAGCATCGATGCGCTTCAGCTTTTCCTCAAGGAGAGGATCGGCGGCGCCCTTCTTTTCGATCTCGGCAAGGCGAGCATCGTTCGCGCGCTTGAACTCTTCAAACGCGACATTCACAGTCTTGATGGCCTCAACGGCCTGCTTGATTTCGTCAGCCATGGAACTTCTCTTTCAGTTGGCGAACGTGAGACATGAGATCGGCAAGCGCCGTCTCGGTTTCAGGCTCAACCTTCACATCGTCCCGATGGTCGGCAAACCCTTTGAAGCCTTCAGCCGCGATGGCCTTGGCCTCATTTTGAGAAAAGCCAGCGTCCCGCAAAGCCTTCTCGAACTCTCGAATGGTCTTGATGCTCTTGACCGCCGTCACCTTGGCGTCTGGCAGCATCGGGAAAGTGACAAGGCTAATCTCGAAGAGATCAACCTCGGTGAGCTTTCGCACGCGGCCTTCGGCCTCCGGGATGGCCTCCATGGTGCGGTAGCCAATTGACATTGAATCAATTGCACCAGCACGCAAGAGCGCCATGGCTTCTCGGCCCTTTTCGACTTCCTTCAAAAGGCGACCACGGACGAAAAGCCCACGCTCGTCTTCATAGATGTCATCCCAAACGCCGATAGGCTGGGCCATGTCGTGCTGCCAAAGCATCTTGACCTTGCGGCGGCCAAGCGACTTGGCGAAAGCGCCGCGCGCTACAACGTCCATGCCCTGATCTACAATACCGAAGACGCTGGCATAGCCTTCGAAGACGCCATCCTGATCTGGCTCTTTTTTCAATTCGAGCTTTACGTCTTGGCGCTTCATAGTGTCAGACCTTTCTCGCCAAATAGAATTACAGACGGCGTATCGCTGTTCCGATTCCGGGAAGTCTGCAACGGCCTCATCGTCGCCCATACAGCGGTCCAGAAACTCGGTGCGGCTTTCGTCTGCGTTCGGCTTTGGCATGGCTTAACCTATCATTAACCGCTTAATCTAAAAACAAAGCCTGTACATCAACCGTAAACGCCAGAGTGCAACGGCAGTTAATCACGTTTCCCGCCGCACCGCTCGGGTCGCCCGGATATTGCAGCGCATCCCTTGCGCCGTTTTTGGAAGTGAAGACGAAGGGTGCTTCCATCCCGACCACGGTTCCGTCGAAATTGAGATGGTCCCACTCGTCGCCTTCACTAAATGTTCGCGTCCGCTTGTCTTGAGCGGACAGCCATTCCTTGCTCGCCGAGACGCCAGCCTTCTTGGCGGCCTCAAGCGCCCCATAGTTCGCCGCCCCGTGCACTTCGGTGCGAGCGATGGTTCGGGCTCGCATTTCGGATATATTCGGCGCGGCCTCGGTGATCTTGTCGGCTATATCGTTCTGGCCAAGCCCTTCGACATAACCGCGCGCGATTGCTCGGATGATGTTTTGACGGGTTTCCATTTCAACGCCGCCGATGCGTTCGCGAATTACCTCGCGAGCCATGTAGCGCATGGCCTCGAACAGCATAGTTTGCGCGAAGTCTTCCTTGCGCTCTAACGGGACGCCCAGCGATTTTGCCTGCTGCCATATGCGGACGCCGAAAGACGTGGCCGCCGCAACGATCATCGCCCGGTAGGTTTCTTCTAGTTTGGCCCGATAGCCGCGCGGCATGATGACTTCGCCGGTTTGCAACCAGCGCTCCACCATGTCCGTCATGGCATTGTAGATTTCTGTGGACAATTGCACGGCAAATTGATTTTCGAGCCGCTGCATAAGCGCGGTCTGTCGTCGCCACTCGCGCGCGCGGTCTTGGTCCAAAAGATAGCGCATTATTCAGCCTCTAGGCTGCGTGCAATCTTTTCAGCCCATGCGCGGCCCGGATCGCCGCCCCAGAGCGCCCAAGCGATGCGCCCGGCTGACGGGTAGCCTTCTTCGTCCGGGCTCCAGCCTTGGCCCTGTTTATCGACCTCATGCCGGGCGAAGTATGACACCATCCGCTTGACTGTATCGGCCGAAAGGTTCGTGCGGTTCGAAATGTCGCGAGCGCGGGCTACGCCAACCTCGGTTCCGCCGCGCCCAAACTCGCGCCGCCATTCAAGGCCGCGCTCGGCTTCGCGCGCCATGCTTTCGGTAGGCTTGTAGCCCTCGGCTTTTACCTCAAGACCATAAGCCAGCGCCTTGATGTCTGCGGCGGTTAGATCGCCGGGCAATGCAGCCGCCGTCAACGGGATTTGCGAGGCGTTAATAAGGATTGTATCGCCACCCGGAATAGGCTCGTAGCCTTTCATTGCGCGGCGCTCGTTAATCGTTAAATCAGTCGAAGCGTCGGCCATGCTCCAAAGCTGCTGGCGCTTTTCTGCGATGGCCGGGATTTCCTCGACGTTCGCCCTAATCTCGACGCCGTAAGGCTGGGCAAGCCAATTGTTCCAGTCGTTGAGGATCATGCCCGTCAACGGCAGGACGGTATCTTCCCAGAACGCAAGGCGGGCTTCTTTGTAGTTTGAATACGTATTGTCGCCGGGAATATTCAGCAGCAGCGGAGGCACGCCGAAGGCTAGCGCCACGTCGCGGGCGGCGCTAAACTTAGCCTCGATGATGCTCATGTCAGCAGGCGAAAGTCCCATCTGCTTCCAATCAAGGCCGCCTTCTAGCAGCATCGGACGCCCGGCGTTTCGGCTACCGGAATACTGTTCCTCGATCTGCGACTTGAGCCGATTAAAGTTGTCATCCGAAAGCGAGCCGCCGTCCTTCAGCACCAGCGCCCCGGACGGGCGCGCGCTGTTCTGCAAAAGCGCCTGTAGCCACGCCATGCTTTCGTTAAGCTGGTCGATAGCATACGCGCCCGTTTCGACGGGGCTTAGGCCATACCAGTCATCCATCGGATTGAAGAGCTTGAGGTGTCGCACGTCGCAATCCAGCGTTCGCTGATCTACCTCCCACCGCACTTTGCGCCCGGCAACCGTGTACTCATAAGCCGCCGGGATGCCGCTATTGGACGGAACGATCTTCATGCGGTCCGGGCGAAGCTGGTAAAGCTCGCGCACTTCTTGCCCGACCTTAACGCGCTCCTCGTAGCCGTTGCCGGCAATCATAAGATAGCCGATCTTAGCCTGCATATATTCCGCGCCCGACTGCATCGGATTCGGGCGATCCAGCAGGCGAAGCAACGGATGATCTACGATCTCTTGTTCGCCGCGAAACACCATCAACTTTACGGACGAAAGTGCGTCCGCGATTTTGTTGATTGCCTGATACGCGACTACGTTCTTGCCATAAGCTTCGCGTGCAAATTGTTCATAGTTGCGCGGCGACCATACAGGCTGGCCCGGATTGGTCACAATGATCTTGGCGGCGGCGCTTTCCTTCACTTCGCGGCGGCGAAACCATTGCATCAAATCCATTTGCAGCCTCACAGCGCACGAATTGCAGGGGCGGAAGGTGCCGCCAGAATGTCGGATATAGCGGACATAGCACAGTCGATCATGTCGTCATGCGCTGCGTTCGGGAATGTTGCGGCCTCGGCCATAAAATCCGCCAATCCTGACAAGTTCCGCATAATTACCACATTACCGGACTGCACAAAAGGCGCAGCGTCGAAGGCTCGCGTTACCTTGTCCCGGTTCCGCTGCACGCCAATCATCGGGATTCCTTCGCGCTTGAGTTTCTGTATCAACCCCGTCCCGCTGACTTTATCCTCGACCTTGAAGGCTCGCAGCGTCCCTTGATCGTTAACGGCCTTGTGCTTTTGCCAGAAAGCCCGAGCCATCGTTTCAAGCTCTGGAGCTTCCCATTTGCCGCGCGCCATATCGAGAAGGACCGCTTGCCCATTTGCGGCTCGCCCCCAGCATTGCAAAACCGAATAGTCGTTTTGTTCCTTGGTCTTCTGTGCCGTATCGGCATA